ATACTTGTAAGCAATTGTTCAATTTGATTTGGTTTTGTAAGAAAGCAAATATTCCTTTTGATGTTTATGCTTTTACCAATGAATGGTTTGAGTTTGAGCGTATGGAAAATGGTGCACGGGTCATTCCTGAACCAACATACGAAGAACGTCATGGAGTTTTTCATATCTCTGAAGAGTTTCGTCTGATGAATTTACTCACTCACAAGACAAAAGCAAAAGAACTCGATACTCAGATGAAGAATATCTGGAGAATTGCTGCTGCATATCGGAATGAGTGGAGTGTTTTTTATAGCGTCCCTTCTCGTTTGAGTCTTTCTGGAACTCCTTTGAACGAGAGCATCATCTCTATGTTTGAAATTATTCCTAAGTTCAAGAAAGATAATAACCTTCAAAAGGTTCAATGCATCACTCTTACTGATGGAGAGGCTGGTTGGATGACTTGTCGCAAATCAGTTGAGCGAAGGAATTACAGTACCAATGTATATGAATCCGTCCTTGGATATTCTTCCATCAAATATGGGAAGTGTTTCATTCGAGATCGAGTTCTTGGAACTACTTACAAGATGCCTGATGATATGGGGTTTGCTTCTATTACAAATGCTCTCCTGAGAAATATTCAGGACAGACTTGTTGATGTGAACTTCATTGGAATTCGCGTCATGGAGAACAGAGAATCCTCAAACTTTATTACTACCTATACTAAAACTGTGTCTGTTATTGAAGAACTTAAAAAGCAGTGGAAGAAGAATCGTAGTGTAATGATTCGTAATTCTGGTTACAATGTTTATTTTGGTCTCTCTTCAAACTCTCTTTCGAATGAATCTGAGTTTGAAGTTGAAGAGGATGCATCTAAAACTCAGATTAAACGTGCCTTTGCAAAGTCTCTTTCCGCTAAGAAACTAAATAAGAAGGTACTCTCTGAGTTTGTATCTATCATTTCATAACCAATTAAAACTGAAGACTGGGAGGTGATTATGTCGAAGAAAGTTCATTTCTATCCAAACGATCCACCAGGTGCAGAATGTCCATACTGTCATAGGACTGGCAGACCATGCAGTCATGTGAGCAGTATGACCAGAGCATATGCAAGAGCATCTTGCAAAAGGAAAAACGCAAAACAAGAAGGGACAGATCAGTAACTGTCCACAGGGGGGTCCAGACCCCCCTTTTTGCTGTTATACTAACTTCGTTAAGCAAACAAACAAACCCATGTCGCTCTCCAAAGACTACATTGTTACTTCACTCCAAGCACTTTACGGAACTGACGTTACTTCTGCCGACATTCGTGGATGGTGTGCAATGAATGGGTCTAGTTATCAGACTGTGACTAAAAAACTTGACGACTATAAGGAAGGTCGTGGCAAATGGAATCTGACTGCTCAAGAAAAATTGGAAGAAACCTTCAACGCTCCTTCTGCGGCACCTTCTGTTGCTGTTACTGCACGAGAAGAACAAAACCTTATTCCAGAGAAAGATGATACCTTCGTCCAGTTTGGTAATTTCACAGATATTAAAAAAATTATTAAGTCCGGTCTATTCTATCCGACGTTCATTACTGGACTCTCTGGAAACGGCAAAACGTTCTCGATTGAGCAAGCGTGTGCGGTATTGGGACGGGAACTTATCCGAGTAAACATTACAATTGAAACTGATGAAGATGACCTTGTGGGTGGTTTTAGGCTTGTTGATGGGAACACTGCATGGCATAATGGTCCCGTTATCGAAGCCCTTGAGCGAGGAGCAATTCTCCTTCTGGACGAACTCGATCTTGCTTCCAACAAGATCCTCTGTCTTCAATCCATTCTAGAAGGCAAGGGTGTATTCCTGAAGAAGATTGGTAAGTGGGTAAAACCTGCTGCTGGTTTCAATATCTTTGCAACTGCAAATACCAAGGGTAAAGGATCCGAGGACGGAAGGTTCGTTGGAACTAATGTCCTTAACGAAGCATTCTTGGAAAGATTCCCGGTAACCTTTGAGCAGCAGTATCCCAGTCCAGCAATCGAGCAGAAGATTCTTGAGGGTATTGCTCTTGATCTTGATGTAAATGATCGTGATTTCTGTAAGCGTCTGGTTGATTGGTCAGACGTGATCCGTAAAACGTTTTATGATGGTGGTATTGATGAAATTATCAGCACTCGCCGCCTAGTACACATTATCCGTGCCTATAGTATCTTTAAGGATAAGGCAAAGGCACTTCAAGTTTGCATCAATCGTTTTGATGATGAAACTAAACAGGCATTCCTTGAACTCTACGATAAAATTGATGTAGATTTTGAGATGCCTTCTGAAGAAGTTGCAACCGAACAATCTGTATGATATAATTCAGGGGAGGTATATGATGTCTCCCCATTTTTTTGTTATGACTGAACACTCAAAACATTACTACGACTTTCATCGAAATGATTTAAACAAAGAAAGTCCATTTGATAAAGAAAACAACCCAGAGTATGGATATGAATACACTCCTCTAAATCTAACTTTTAAAGGATCCCTAAAAGAAAATATCACCAGTCCTAATATTGCAGATACAATTAATTTGAATCTTGAGTCTACAGATAAAAATGGTTTTTGGAAGTATGGAGAGGATCTAACTCTTAAAGAAATTCGCGACTATCTTTCTGGAACTTATAAATCACACTACACGTCTCAAGAATCTAAGACTCAAACTCTCGATTTGATTGAAGGTATTGGCGATGCAGAACCTTTTTGTCGCTCAAATGCAATCAAGTATCTTTCCCGTTTTGGAAAGAAGAATGGCAAATCTAAACTTGACATTCTAAAGGCAATCCACTATTGTATCCTTCTTTATCACTTCTCAGGTCTACATAATGCTAACAAAAACGGATATGAAACTTTCTGATAAAACTGTCTCACTGCTCAAAAACTTTTCCACAATCAACCAATCAATCCTCTTCAAGAAAGGAAGTAATCTCAGAACTATTTCTGTTATGAAAAACATTCTTGCAGAGGCAACGGTTGATGAGGACTTCCCGAAGGACTTCGGCATTTATGATCTCAATCAGTTTTTGAATGGATTGAGTCTGCACCAAGACCCAGAACTTGACTTCACCAATGAAAGTTATGTGCGTATCAGTGAAGGAAAGATGCGTTCTAATTACTTCTTCTCTGACCCTAACGTCATCATTGTTCCACCAGAAAAGGAGATCAGTCTTCCTAGCATCGATGTTAGTTTTGAACTGAAGACTCAACAACTTGATCGTCTGTTGAAAGCAGCAGCAGTTTATCAACTCCCTGATTTGTCTGTTGATGGTGATGCAGGTGTTGTTAAACTGGTTGTTCGTGATAAGAAGAATGATACTTCCAATGACTTTTCAATCGTAGTTGGTGAAACTGATAGTGAGTTTAGTTTCAACTTCAAGGTTGAGAACATCAAGATTCTTCCAGGAACTTATGAGGTTTCTATCTCCAAGAAACTCCTCTCCGAGTTCACAAGCAAAGATCGGAGTCTGAAGTATTTCATCGCTCTCGAACCAGATTCAAAGTTTGGTTGATCATGACTGATTGGAAAGAAAAATATAGCAGTCTTCCTGAATCTGAATTAGATAAGATTGCTATCCTTCGTGTTATGGAATGCACCAATGGAGTTATCCAACACGCATATCGTGGGAATCAAAATTATGCATTGTCTATCGAAGATACCAGGAAGACCATGAAGTTTAGTATGTCATGTATTAAGAACATGACAATACCTCTTAAGGAAGAGACTATTACCTTTTCATCAGAAACTGAAGAACTCATGCGACAAGCAAGAGAGTTGTATATCAGTGGTGTAAAGCAAGGTAATGATGATGATTTTGCTGAGTTTATGAGAATCTCTGAAGCTACTGCACAGGTATGTGGACTAAAGAGAATTGTAAAAGCAAAACAAATTTTGGAGGAAAACGTTGACGTTTTCCCCAAGGGCACACTAGACTGGGGTGTGCAATACTTGATGCAGTTTTTTCGCAATGAACATCCGGGTCTGTTGAAGACCTAAAAATGCTAGTAGAATACTATTCAAAGTTGAGTTGAGGATCCTCCCATCAATATTTTTGTTACTGATCCCAGTCCTTGGAAATCCGCAAGGGTTCTACCTGACAGACACATCGTCAAGATGCCCTTAGAGACTTGTCAGATGCTTGCTATCGTATGCTCTGACAAATGGGGTCATGGTTTTGGCATTCTTCCTAAAGCAGACGGGACTCCCTATGCTACTGAGAAGGGTGCCTTTCGCAATCACCCCTGCACCATCTGGGCAAACGATTTCGTGATGAACTGGAACTGGTTGCTTGCTCACGGGTTTGCTCTGTGTGAGGAGTATGCTGCCCGCTACGGCAAGGTTCATAGTTGTTTTCTAACCCTGTGTGCTGCCCGTGAGATTCTCCCCACAGGACGCTCTGGGAAGGGTCCTAAACCGTTTGTCTTTGCTGGACCTGATGAGTTCAAGTATGATACGAGTATTGATATTTACGACAAATACAAAATGTACATTGCATCTAAACCATGGGTGAAGGACAATTATCTCAAACTTCCTCATCGTAAACCAGAGTGGGTCTAATGAAACATATTCTTTTTACTCTGAAGGGTTGCACAAAAGACCTCCTTAATGATGAAACGTTTATTAGGGATGTAGTTTATGCAACATCTAAAAAGTGTAAGTCAACTTTGCTTGCACTACATTCGCACAAGTTTGATCCTCAAGGTGTAACTTGTGTTGCTATGCTTGCTGAATCACATATCAGCATTCATACCTGGCCAGAGACTGGTATGGCAGTATGTGATATTTTTACATGTGGAGATCATACTAAACCTAAAAGAGGTGTAAAATATATGGAGATGATGTTTAATGCTGAAAGCATTATTACTAATGAATTTGTGAGACCTTTGGAGTGACCATGCGCGACGAATTTTTGTTGGTGGAGAAATACCGCCCAAAGACAGTTGAAGATTGTATTCTTCCCGACAGCATTAAGAAAACATTTACTGATATGCTGTCAAAGGGAGAAATCCCCAATCTACTTCTGTGTGGAACATCTGGTGTGGGTAAAACTACAATTGCCAGAGCACTATGTGAAGAACTTAACTGCGACTACATTATCATTAATGGATCTGATGAAGGACGATTTTTGGACACTGTACGGAACCAAGCAAAGAACTTTGCTTCGACCGTCTCTCTTTCTGCTGACGCGAAGCACAAAGTCATCATTATTGACGAAGCTGACAACACAACCCACGACGTACAACTCCTCTTACGGGCGAATATTGAGGCATTTTATAACAACTGCCGATTCATCTTCACCTGCAACTACAAAAACAAAATCATTGAACCTCTCCACTCCCGATGTGCGGTGGTCGAATTCGGAATTAAATCCAAAGACAAACCTGCAATTGCAGCAAAGTTCTTCCAGCGTCTCGGGACTATTCTTAAGGCAGAGGGCGTTGAGTACGATCAAAAAGTTCTCGTCCAACTTATCAACAAACACTTCCCAGATTGGCGACGTGTTCTCAACGAATGCCAAAGATACTCCGTGGGTGGTAAGATTGATTCGGCAATTCTCGCGTCTTTCAGCGACGTATCGGTAAATGAACTTATCAAAAGTCTCAAAGAGAAAGATTACCCGTCAGTTCGTAAATGGGTCACTAATAATTTGGACAATGATCCTAGTTTATTATTGCGTCGTACTTACGATGCTCTTCCTTCGGCCGTGGACGGTCCTTCTCTTGCTGCTGCTGTCCTTATTATTGCTAAGTATCAGTACCAAATTGCATTTGTTGCCGACCAAGAAATTAATCTTCTGGCAGCGTTGACTGAAATTATGGTTGAATGTACGTTTCGCTAATGAAAGTCCCGGATAAAGTTCAGTTGCAGCATATGCAACTCCAAGCAATGATGAGAGAAAACTTATTCCCGGATAATGAGATTATGTATCTGGGAGAACGCGAATATACTACGGACTATCTTGCTCATCCAGAATACCATGGTCAAATCATGCATTGGTACTTGATTGGGGGTATGCATGAAGTCCCAGTATGTGATATAATATCTGTTGATAGTGAAGACTAATTATGGAATTAAACATTAAACTTATTAAGATTACTTCTGGTGAAGAAGTTGTATGTAACCTGATTGAAGATGGTGATGATCATTATCTGATTCATAAAGGTATCAGTCCAATCCCTAATGCAAATGGAACAGTGGGGTTTGTTCCTTGGTGTCCTCTTGAAGATAAAAATAGTGAGGGTATTAAACTTGCAAAGCAGTTTGTAATGTATATCACAGAACCTGCCGAAGAAATTGCTAAGCAGTTTGAGCGTATGGTTAATCCTTCTGCACTTACAACCCCAGATACAAAGAAACTTATCCTTTGATATGAAAAAGAAGACCACACCACAGAATGTTGAGGAAGCAAATAATGCTTTGTTTCGAGCAAGCATGAATCTTCCAAAAGCAGCAGAGCATTGTGGTATGACTCAAAAGGAAATGAAAATGACTTTCCGTGAATTTTTGAAATATAATAAACCTGATTATGAAAATAACTCCACTACTAAATAGAAGTGGAGTAGTTTATGAGTTATGGCTAAAGGCACTATTTACGAACATAGAGAACCAACAGAAACTGAACTTGCTTGGGTTACTGGTATATGGGAAGGTGAGGGATCTTGGTCCTATAAAAAAGGAAGAACAAGAACTTTTGCTAATGGAAAAACTTATATTGAAAAAGATTATCTCTCTATGTGCATGTCTATGACAGACAAAGATGTTATGGAGCGTGTTGGTGCTATAATGGATGGTAGGAAAATAACCTACACTGACGGTGGTCCAGTTCATAAAGCAGCAGGTCAAAAACCAACCTATTGTATAAGTCTTCAAGGTGAAGCAGCAAAAAGATGGACCGAGTTGATGAAACCTCATCTTGGCAATAGACGCAAAGAAAAGTATCAAATGATTATGGAGAAATTGAATGACTTATACGCAGAAGTCTCTTAAAACTTGTCTAAGATATCCCGGCGGTAAGAGTCGTGCTTGCACGAAACTTGACCAGTTTATTCCTGATCTTAGTAATTACACAGAATATCGTGAACCTTTTCTTGGTGGTGGTAGTGTTGCTCTTTATCTCACAAAGAAGTATCCTGATTTAAATATTTGGGTAAATGATTTGTATGAGCACTTGTATAATTTTTGGGTTCAGTTGAGAGATAATGGTATTGAAATGCGTAATGAGTTATCTCAATTGAAGCAGCGTTATCCTGATCCGGTGAGTGCTAGAAAACTATTTGAGCAAGCAAAGGAGTATCTGAATGAAAAGGACAACGAACCCGTTCTTAGTGCCGTCAGTTTTTATGTTGTTAACAAGTGCTCTTTTTCTGGTCTCACTGAGTCCTCATCCTTTTCTTCCGCTGCTTCCGAGTCAAATTTCTCAATGCGAGGAATAGAAAAACTGCCAGAGTATTCTAAACTTATTAAGAACTGGAAGATTACTAATCTTTCTTATGAAGAGATGCTAGATGGTGATAGTAATATCTTTGTATATCTTGATCCTCCTTATGATATCAAAGATAACTTATATGGAAAGAAAGGATCTATGCATAAAGGATTTGACCATGATAAGTTTGCAAGTGATTGTAATGTAAACAAAGAGCAACCAATGTTAATCAGTTATAACTCTGATCAACTTGTTCGTGACAGATTTGTTGACTGGACTGCTGCTGAATTTTCTCATACATATACAATGAGATCGGTTGGGTCTTATAATAAAGATCAGCACGATAGAAAAGAATTGGTTCTATTAAATTATGAAGTATGAATTGAAAGACTGGTTGAACTCCATCAACTATCTCAAGAAAAATCTGATGGAAGAAGACCCAGATTGTATAAAACAGTATCCTCCATTCATTGTAAATAAGTGCCTTTCTGGTTCTATTGACTGCGTAATGTATGCAAACGAGATGAACATGAAGCATCATCTTGACAAAGATATGCAGTATCAATTTTATCTAAATAGCATCAGGAAGCAGAAGAGATTTTCTCCTTGGCTCCGTAAGGATAAAATCAGTGACTTAGAATGTGTAAAAAGTTACTATGGTTATAGTAATGAAAAGGCGTTCCAGGCTCTCAAAATCCTAAATAATGAACAGATCAATTTTATTAAATCTAAGCTTGAAGTTGGAGGAACAAAATGACCACTACTGAACCAGAAGTAACATGGTCACAAGATCAAATGGTTGAAATTAGTCTTAATGAGCCTGATGATTTTCTGAAAATTAGAGAAACTCTTACTAGAATTGGAGTTGCTTCTAGAAAGGAAAAGAAACTATACCAGTCTTGTCACATTCTACACAAACAGGGAAAGTATTACATCGTTCACTTTAAGGAACTATTTGCCCTTGATGGTAAATATGCAAACTTAACTCTGAATGATGTCCAAAGACGTAATCGAATTGCTAAATTGCTTGTCGATTGGGGTCTTTTAGAAGTAGTAATTCCCGAATCAATTTCTAATATTGCACCTTTAAATCAAATTAAAGTTCTTGCATATAAAGAAAAAGGTGAATGGATACTTGAACAGAAGTACAACATTGGAAAAAAGGGAAAGAAGGAAGAGTAAACCGAATAAAAATGTAGGGATTACAACATCCCTTTTTTATGTCTTGTGATA